TTACGGGGTAATGCCAACCGCTGCCGCCACTTTGTCGCCACTTGGCAGCGTTGCCAGAGGATTGAAACGGAGCGCCGTTTCCAGATGATCCGGTGCCAGATGAGCGTAACGCATAGTCATTTTTATATCGTGATGTCCGAGGATTTTTTGCAAAGCAAGGATATTTCCACCCGACATCATGAAATGCGCCGCAAACGTATGGCGCAGAACGTGTGTCAGTTGACCGCGAGGGAGCACGATTGACGTTTTTTCCATCACGGATAAAAATTGAAAATAGCAGTCTGTGAAGAAATTGAACCCATCAAGCGCCATGATCTCTTCATAAAGCTCTTTACTGATAGGGATGCTTCTGTTTTTCTTCCCCTTCGTTCTTACAAAGGTAATTCGGTATTTAGTCACCTGTGATCGGGTAAGGTTTATTGCTTCTCGCCAGCGTGCGCCTGTGCTTAAGCATATCTTGACTACCAGTGCCAGAATTGGGTCCTGACGTTTGCAATCAGCCAGCAGTTCAACAATCTGCTCATGGGTAAGCCATGCCATCTCTTTTTCTGCGATGGTGAATTTTCGCATGTTCTCCAGTGGGTTTGGATACGACCATTCGCCCAGGCGGGATAGTTCGCTAAAAACACTACTTAGATAGCTTTGCTCCAGGTTAATGGTGACCGGGCTTGCTCCTTTCTTCCATTTCTCGCTGAAGTAGATCTCACCTGTCAGGCGTTTATCTCGATAGTGGGCAAACATTTTAGAGGTGAGATCGGTTGCAAGGGGATTGCCCAGAGCGTCAACCATCAACAGCAATTTATCATAGACATGCTGCCCAGCGGTTAGAGATTTACCATGTAGTTTGAACCATAGCTCAACCACGTCTTTCAGTGTTCGACGATCCACTGATTCTCCCAGCCAGGGCTTTGCTTCGGTTTCTTCCATCGTATGGCGCTCAAAAGCCAGAGCTTCGCCTTTGGTGGCGAATTGTTTACGCACACGACGCCCACTACGTCCGGCGGGGTAACATTCGCAAAGCCATTTTCCTGTGGTGAGTTTTCGTACTGCCATAAAAAATGCCCTCCAATAGAGAGCATTTTTACTGTATGTATAACCAGTGTCAATGTATGAAATCCTGCGACCATACATCTCACTGAAGCCATAATGAAGTTGGCTATTTTTTGCTATGTGAGTATGTGACTTTTGCGGTTAGCCTGCGGCTCATTGTTATATTAGGCGCAGATATAAAAGCAAAATTTATCGCGAGTTTTTAGTACAGATTTTTTTTGATTTACTAATAGTTCCATCATTGCAAACGAACTTTCCATCGGAGGTACAGTGAGAGACACCTCCCTTTTTCCCAGAACAAGGATAATTTTTAGCATAGGTAGTTAGTGGGTTTAATAACAAAGAGCATGATAAAACCACAAAAAATACCTTACCAAGCATAGTTTCCTCCCGGTATTACCTAACGTACTTAATTGTTAAACTTATAATTTTCCCAATTATTTCAACATCTTCTATCTTGCACTCGAAGGCTCTGTTTCCACCTTCAACGAAGATTCTTCCACCGGGTAAACGAGTAATGTCGCGGATTGTTATTTCGCCATCAATACTTATTACCCATTTACCGTCACGTATATCATCAAATTCTTTATCACAAATAAATTCAGAATTGTTATCTGTGATGACAAAAGGTTTTTTAAACGTAGAGGGTAGAAATCCCTTATCAAAAATATAAAAACCGTCTTCACGCAAGGCACCATCAGATAATACATATTTAGCAACTTCCATAGTATTTGTATTACCTGAAGTTTGCTTTGAACCATGTCCGGTTGTGAGCCAATTAAGCGAGGTGCCCGTTTCAAGGGCGCACTGGATTACCCATTCTGCTGGGAATGAGTCACGCATGTAGCGTGTGGCGAGTGTACTTTTAGAGATTCCTAAATGATCGCACAACGCCTGTCGAGTTTTGAATCCATAAGCTTCTACCATGCGCTCTATAGCGCCTCGTCCGCCTTTCTCCAAATTCATGGTCACTCCAAGTGAACTTTTATCTTGACGATTTCACTGTGCGATCGTATGTTTATGGTGTTCACAAAATACAAACGATCCGTATTCGTCCTGATTAATCATCATTAAACGAGGAATGTTGCATCATGAGACCTAACATTTCAATCACTCTTACCACGCCTCATGTGACTATTGAACGCTATAGCGAGCTGACAGGGCTGTCCATCGATACCATCAATGACATGTTGGCTGACGGACGCCTTATCCGTCACCGTCTGCGCAAAGATAAAAAACGTGAAAAAGTGATGATCAACATAGCAGCCATGACCGTTGATGCGCTTTCAGAATGCAATCTAAACCTTAATTAGTTCGATTCTGAAATACATCAGAGGCATTGACCATGTTTGATTACCAAGTTTCCAAACATCCACATTTTGATGAAGCCTGTCGTGCATTCGCATTGCGCCACAACCTAGTGCAACTGGCAGAACGTGCAGGCATGAATGTGCAGATTCTGCGGAACAAGCTGAACCCAGCTCAACCTCATTTATTAACCGCACCAGAAATCTGGTTGCTTACCGATCTGACTGAAGATTCAACGCTGGTAGATGGCTTTCTGGCACAGATTCACTGCCTGCCATGTGTACCGATTAATGAGGTGGCAAAAGAGAAACTGCCGCATTACGTCATGAGTGCAACTGCAGAGATAGGGCGTGTCGCGGCAGGTGCGGTTTCTGGCGATGTAAAAACCAGTGCAGGCCGTCGTGATGCGATCAGCAGCATTAACTCTGTTACACGACTGATGGCGCTGGCTGCTGTTTCATTGCAGGCCCGTTTACAGGCTAATCCTGCGATGGCGAGTGCAGTTGATACCGTGACTGGCCTCGGTGCTTCATTCGGTTTGCTGTGAGGTGCTTATGCTGACGAAAGAACCATCATTTGCATCGCTGCTGGTAAAACAAAGTCCGGCAATGCACTACGGTCACGGCTGGATCATGGGTGAGGATGGTAAACGCTGGCATCCGTGCCGTTCACAAGATGAATTGCTGGCAGAACTATCTACGAAAAAACGGGGGAACAAATGGCTATTGAAGGCGCTGCGGCGACTGTTCCATTAAGACCCGGTGAACGCCTGAATGGACTTAATCATATTGCGGAGTTAAGGGCGAAAGTTTTTGGTTTGAATATTGAGTCAGAGCTTGAGCGGTTTATTAAAGATATGCGTGATCCTCGGGATATCAATAATGAACAAAATAAACGGGCACTGGCTGCCATATTCTTTATGGCAAAAATTCCAGCTGAACGTCATAGCATCAGCATTAATGAGCTGACCACTGACGAAAAGCGGGAGTTGATTAAAGCAATGAATCATTTTCGTGCAGTGGTGAGCTTATTTCCCAGACGGCTAACCATGCCGAATTAACCAACTAATGAAATTAATGGCGTAAACCCGCCGGGCATCCCTTTATCTAAATTCAGGAGAATTGCTTATGCGTAATATTGAAACCCTCACGACCAAAACCGGACCGGATGATGCAGGTCTTAATCTTTTACTGACAGAGGCTCGTCTGGAAGAACGCCGGGCAAGGGCTGAAGCAATGGCTGCTCGCCTCGATAGCCTGGCGTGTCATATCACCTCCCGCCAGCTAAACCACGTCGAAGCGGCAGAACTGCTGCGTGTGACTGCTGAAGCAATCCAGAACGAAGCGCAGGAGATCCACTGATGGCTGATGCAATGGATCTCGTACAGCAGCGCGTTGAAGAAGAACGCCAACGCCATATCCGTGCTGCCCGTGCCAAAACGCCGGGCGTGTCCCGCGTGCTTTGCGTTGAGTGTGAAGCGCCAATTCCGCCAGCACGCCGCCGTGCCATTCCGGGTGTGCAGCTTTGCATTACCTGTCAGGAAATCGCAGAGCTGAAAGGCAAACATTACAACGGAGGTGCTGTATGAGCACCATCCTGAAATGGGCAGGAAATAAAACCGCCATAATGTCCGAACTGAAAAAGCATCTTCCTGCTGGCCCGCGACTGGTTGAACCTTTCGCGGGTTCCTGTGCAGTGATGATGGAGACGGATTATCCCAGCTATCTTGTTGCGGATATTAATCCTGATTTAATCAACCTCTATAAAAAGGTTGCTGCTGATTGTGAGGCGTTTATATCTCGTGCCAGAGTTTTATTTGAGGAAGCAAACAGGGAGGTGGCTTATTACAACATAAGGCAGGAGTTTAATTACTCCACTGAAATTACTGATTTCATGAAAGCGGTATATTTCCTGTATCTCAATCGTCACGGTTACCGTGGTTTATGTCGCTATAACAAGAGCGGGCATTTCAACATTCCCTACGGTAATTATAAAAATCCGTATTTCCCTGAAAAAGAAATTCGCGCATTTGCAGAGAAAGCCCAGCGGGCAACGTTTATCTGCGCCAGCTTTGATGAAACGCTGGCGATGTTGAAGGTGGGGGATGTGGTGTATTGCGATCCGCCTTATGACGGTACGTTTTCCGGCTATCACACTGATGGTTTCACTGAAGATGATCAGTATCACCTGGCATCCATTCTTGAACATCGGTCATCAGAAGGACATCCGGTCATTGTTTCTAACAGTAACACGTCTTTGACCCGGTCCCTTTATCGTAATTTCACTCACCACTACATCAGGGCGAAACGCAGCATCGGCGTTGCAGCGGGGGAGGGAAAATTTGCAACAGAGATGATTGCCACTAAATCTGCTAATTGGTTTAGTGCCGATTTTAGTAGGGGACGTGACTCTACTGTTATTTTCGGGGTGCAAGTGTGAAAGAAATGCACCACGGAATTCATCATTTCCATGGGACGCCTGTCTGGGGAAGTGCTGGCGACGTTCATCGTATTGCGGTGAGCGGAGCTGGCGCTTTCGTCTCCTATGTACGACCAGATCAGATTGCGGCGTCCATTCAGCACGCTCAGGTCGTCGGCATTGATAACGGCGCATTTTCTGCATGGGTGCGTGGGCTAAAAATTAACTGGAGTGATTTTTATAAATGGCTCCTGAACTATTACCACCATCCTAAGGTCGCTTTTTTTGTCATTCCTGATGTTGTGGACGGAGGTGAACGTGACAATGATGCCCTGATAAACGAAGTTCCGAAAATGTTCTACGGGAAGGCAACTCCCGTCTGGCATCTGCACGAGTCAATCGATCGGCTTATCGAGCTATGTCGTGAATGGCCTCGTGTCTGCTTTGGATCGTCTGGTGAATATGCGGCTATCAGAACTGCGCACTGGCATCGTCGTATGCAGGACGCTTTTGAAGCAATTTATTGCCGACACAATTTCAAAACAGCTGTTCATGGTTTGCGCATGCTTGACGGTCGTGTGTTGGGAAATTACCCACTGGCGACTGCCGACAGTACAAATCTTGCCTGCAATGTCCCCAAATTTAATAGCAAATATCCTGAGCTGACGCGGGCTATTCAGGAGGCTGAGTATTCGCGCAATCTGACGGAAAAGGAGCTGAAAGCTGTCATTCTGAAAAACCGTTGCGCAATTTTAAAAGGTGCAATTGAAGCTGTTCGCCCACCTTCAGTTTCTGATTGGCTGTCGAATGGTTTGCAGCCTTCACAGCTCGAACTGGAGATTGCGTAATGAACTACAGCTATTCCTGGAATGCTGAGAAAAAAGCAATCAATCCTTACGTAGAGACAGAAGAGCAATCTTCAGTTTCTGCGCTTTCAAACCTGATCGCTCTGTACGCTGCCGATAACGAGCAGGAACAGCTGCGCCGCGAGGCACTGAGTGATCAGGTCTGGGAGCGTTATTTCTTTAATGAATCCCGTGATCCTGTCCAGCGCGAAATGGAGCAGGATAAGCTCATTAGTCGGGCAAAGCTGGCGCATGAGCAGCAGCGTTTTAATCCAGATATGGTCATTCTGGCGGACGTCAATGCCCAGCCTTCCCATATCAGCAAGCCGCTGATGCAACGTATTGAATACTTCAGCAGCCTGGGCAGGCCAAAGGCTTATTCCCGCTATTTGCGTGAGACGATTAAGCCATGTCTGGAACGGCTGGAGCATGTACGCGACTGTCAGCTATCCACTTCTTTTCGCTTTATGGCAAGCCATGAAGGGCTGGACGGCCTGCTGATCCTGCCTGAAATGAGTCAGGATCAGGTGAAACGCCTGTCCACCCTGGTAGCTGCGCATATGAGCATGTGCCTTGATGCAGCTTGTGGCGATTTGTATGTCACCGATGACGTTAAGCCAGAAGAAATCCGCAAGACATGGGAAAAGGTGGCAGCGGAAACCCTGCATCTGGATGTCATCCCGCCTGCGTTTGAGCAACTCCGCCGGAAAAGAAACCGCCGTAAACCCGTGCCCTATGAACTCATTCCGGGTTCGCTGGCGCGTATGTTGTGCGCTGACTGGTGGTACCGGAAATTATGGAAGATGCGTTGCGAATGGCGGGAAGAGCAGTTGCGTGCTGTCTGCCTGGTCAGCAAAAAAGCATCTCCCTATGTCAGCTATGAAGCCGTGATGCATAAACGTGAGCAGCGCCGTAAGTCGCTGGAGTTTTTTCGTTCTCATGAACTGGTGAACGAAGACGGCGACACGCTGGACATGGAGGATGTGGTAAACGCCAGCAGCAGCAACCCTGCGCATCGCCGCAATGAGATGATGGCCTGTGTTAAAGGCCTGGAGCTTATCGCGGAAATGCGCGGTGACTGCGCCGTTTTCTACACCATCACCTGTCCGTCACGTTTCCATTCCACGCTAAATAATGGCAGGCCCAACCCAACTTGGACAAATGCGACGGTAAGACAAAGCAGTGATTATCTGGTCGGCATGTTTGCTGCATTTCGTAAGGCGATGCACAAAGCCGGATTGCGGTGGTATGGCGTGCGGGTGGCTGAGCCGCATCATGACGGTACAGTTCACTGGCACCTGTTGTGTTTTATGCGCAAAAAAGACCGCCGCGCCATCACTGCATTACTGCGTAAGTTTGCCATCCGTGAAGACCGCGAGGAACTGGGCAATAACACTGGGCCGCGCTTTAAGTCTGAGTTGATTAACCCGCGCAAAGGTACGCCAACAAGCTACATCGCGAAATACATCAGTAAGAACATTGACGGGCGTGGTCTGGCTGGCGAGATCAGCAAGGAAACGGGGAAATCCCTGCGTGATAATGCTGAATACGTTAATGCCTGGGCGTCTCTGCATCGTGTTCAGCAATTCCGCTTCTTTGGCATTCCGGGGCGTCAGGCTTACCGTGAACTGCGATTGCTGGCTGGTCAGGCGGCAAGGCAACAGGGGGACAAAAAAGCAGGTGCGCGGGTACTGGATAACCCGCGCCTTGATGCCATCCTGGCTGCTGCTGATGCTGGTTGTTTTGCCACCTACATCATGAAGCAGGGCGGCGTACTGGTTCCCCGCAAATATCACCTCATCAGAACCGCTTATGAAATCAACGAAGAGCCGACCGCCTATGGCGATCACGGCATTCGTATTTATGGCATCTGGTCACCTATTGCAGAGGGCAAGATCTGCACTCATGCCGTGAAGTGGAAAATGGTTCGTAAGGCCGTTGATGTTCAGGAGGCGGCAGCCGACCAGGGCGCTTGCGCCCCTTGGACTCGTGGCAATAACTGTCCCCTTGCTGAAAATTTGAACCAACAGGAGAAAGATAAATCAGCTGATGGGGACACCAGAACGGACATTACCCGCATGGATGACAAGGAGTTGCACGATTACCTGCACAGTATGAGCAAAAAAGATCGCCGGGAGCTGGCAGTAAGGTTGCGCCTGGTTAAACCGAAAAGGTGTAAAGACTACAAACAGCGAATTACAGATCATCAGCATCAGCAGCTCGTCTATGAACTGAAGTCCAGAGGATTTGATGGCAGCGAGAAAGAAGTCGATTTGCTCCTTCGCGGTGGCAGTATTCCATCAGGAGCAGGCCTGCGTATCTTCTATCGGAACCAGCGTCTGAAGGAAGATGATAAATGGCGGAACCTGTATTAATTACGCGGGTTAACAATTCGTGCTCTTAATAATACCAGGCATATCAGGCTGATGAACGTAAAAAAACGTTTTACATCAGTAAGATTATTATATGCTGTAAATATAAACAGTGGTTATACGTACAGTATTTCTTGTGGTGTCATAGGAGGAAAGATGCAGGACTATTTTTTGGAGTCTTTGAAGCTCCAGCGCATTGATTTTTTTCTTAAGCTTGTAGCGGCTAGTGAGTGTAGTGATGAAGAGAAGGGGCTGGCCCTGCAGTGGGTTTCTGAACTGACAGATGAACTCATGGCAAAAATCAGAACCCACGAATACAACCGCTCAATGGATGTCATCAATTGAGGTGACTTTTATGCGCATTGAAATAATGATCGATAAAGAGCAGAAGATTAGCCAGTCTACCCTGGACGCCCTTGAATCCGAGCTTTACCGCAATCTGCGCCCCCTGTATCCCAAAACGGTAATTCGTATCCGCAAAGGTAGCTCTAACGGTGTGGAACTGACCGGACTGCAACTGGACGAAGAAAGAAAACGAGTGATGAAAATTATGCAGAAGGTGTGGGAAGACGACAGCTGGCTGCATTAAGAAACGTTGCTGGCGTCTGAACTTGTTTCTGGCGTCAGCAAGGTTGAACAACGAGCCCTTGCGAGGCGTTAGCTCTGTAGTGCATGTCTATGCCGCATGAGATCGCATGATCGTTTGAGGATCGTTTTTGCTAAGGCCCGCCAGAACTGGCGGGCTTTTGCGTAGATCATGCAGGTGCATGAAAACCACTACATAAAGCGGGCAGGCGTGGCGGGGATACGAGCGCGCGCAACCTGATTTGATTGAGAAAGTTTGGCTAGTCTTCTGATAAGTCGGAGGTCATGTGATGGGTTACTGTAGTAGAGGGTAATATCAGAAGAGGGTTTTGACTTGAGGTGTAGTTGCAGTATTATAAAAAGAAAAAGGATCTTTCTTATGTACAGATTGTGGGTTTTATGGAGTTGTATCTTTGTTCTTCTACTTATTATCATGGGGAGCATTCCGTTTTCACCGTTTGAAAAATGGTGGTTTATAGTTAATTTCATGTCAAATGTAAGCATAATTCGTGCTTTTTTATCAGTATTAATACTATTTTTAGTTGCTTATATCTTGCTGGTCGGTGCATTTCATCAAAGATATTCATTGAGATTGGAGCAACTTAGTTTTGGTGGTATTAATATTTTACTAAATAAGTCTGATCTTCTTTTTAAAAAGAGCGTAAAAAATTATCTGGATACGAAGCGAACATTATTTAAATTTGATCCGAATTATGACTCAATTGAAGAAGTTTTAAACTCATATTATGAGTGCTATAAATTCATTAGAGATGAAATGAAATTACTAGATGTGAAGAAAAAAAGAGATAAAAAACTGTATTTACTTTCAAATGAAATTTTGAAAACCTTAAACTCTTTTTTAACAAAACATCAAAATAATTATCGGAGATGGCATAAATATGTTTCAGATCATGATAAAGTGACCACAAAGGATAGAGACCCTAACGGCGAATTTATATCATTGCCGTATCATTTAACCCCTATAAGTATTATACAAAAGCATTATTATCATTTTAGTCAAGTATTGGAAGGTTTTAAAGAAGTAAACGATTTCTTCAATGATAAGGTAGTCAAAGAGTTTGATATAAATGTTGATAAATGGAGTGAATAATGCATAAGACGTTTCTTAGTTATCATCATGCTAACGAACAAGATCTCAAAGATGAGATTATTGATTTATTCGGAGGAGAATCGTTTATTGATAAGTCGGTAAGTGATGGTGACATTAGTACAACTAACACTGATGAAACAATAATGAGGACTATTCGTGAGGATTTTTTAAAAGACTCAACGGTTACTGTCGTTCTTATTGGAACGGAAACCAAAAATCGTCCATTTGTAAACACTGAAATTCAAGCATCACTCTGGGGAGAAAACTATAATGGTCTAATTGGTGTTATCAGAGATGAAATTTACGACAGTGTGTTTACTCCTGCAGTATGTGCAGATCCATCATGCGGATGTTCTATAAGTCTAAGAACGCCAGGTTTGGGATATGATTATTATTTGCCTTATCTGGTTAGAAAGAATCATGTTTATGAAAAAACAGTTCCCCATTATAATGACTCTGACGTATATTGTGCATTGGTAAAATACTCTGTCTTTATTAAAAATCCTGAGTATTATATTGATCAGGCATTTAATAAGCGTAAGTTGATGGAACCAGCTGCTAAACGAAATCCATCGGATGTTCCTGCAATTCGCAGCTCATCAATTTTTAACTGGTAATAAGAGGGTGCATAAACATTATGCACCCATATGCTATTTTTTAACTTTGGAGAGAATATGGTAAAAAATTAATAATTGTGTTTCCTATCCATTGATTTAATTGTTCGATACGTTTTTGTAAGGGGATAAGTTCGTTACGAACAAATACATTACTTGCCTTCTCCACATCCCCAAACCCCCCAACATTATTCGGCATAATCCCCATCATTTGCGGCGGCACACGATGCGCTGCCATCATGTCATCGCGGCTGACATTTTTGATATTCAGAAACTCATCCTTCGCCGCGACTTCTGACAACGGGATGATCTGAATCCCGTCCTTTTTGCCGTTAGGCGAGTACATAAACAGGTTGCGGAAGTTGCCAGGGCCTTTGGCGCTTTTCATCGCATTGCGGAGATTGTTCACATCCTCCTGATTCTGCGCGGCATCGGTCATATACATGATGAAGCCTGCATGGCTGCCGTTGATGTAATACTTGCGGCGGAACAGCGTGGCGGACTCGTTGAGCAAAGCGGATGGGATGGCAGAAAGATAACCGGGCATGGGGATATGGCTTTGCGGGGATGTATGACAGCGGCGGCTATATCCCGCGCGGGCAGTTTGGCATCGTCGGTGAAAACGGGCCGGAAATTGTTAACGGCCCGGCAAATGTGACCAGCCGGAGAAATACAGCTGCACTGGCTGCCGTTGTTGCCGGAATGATGGGTGTTGCTGCCGCGCCAGCAGAGCTTCCACCGTTGCATCCTTTGGCACTTCCCACGAAAGGCGGTGAAGCAATGGTGAGTCGTGCAGCCACTGTGCCGCCCGCTCAACGGATTGAGGCACCGACGCAGATCATTATTCAGACGCAGCCAGGACAAAGTGCGCAGGATATTGCGCGGGAGGTGGCCCGCCAGCTTGATGAACGTGAACGCAGGCTGAAGGCAAAAGCCAGGAGTAACTACAGCGATCAGGGGGGATACGACGCATGATGATGGTGCTGGGATTGTACGTGTTTATGCTGCGCACCGTGCCGTATCAGGAACTGCAGTATCAGCGCAGCTGGCGACATGCGGCTAACAGCCGGGTAAATCGTCGTCCGTCCACGCAGTTTCTGGGACCGGACAACGACATGCTGACGCTTTCCGGTGTTCTTATGCCGGAGATAACAGGCGGCAGGCTGTCGTTGCTGGCACTGGAGCAGATGGCAGAACAGGGGAAAGCATGGCCTCTGATTGAAGGCAGCGGCACGATTTACGGCATGTATGTGATTGAGGGACTGAATCAGACTAAAACGGAGTTTTTCCGCGATGGTATGCCGCGCCGGATTGAGTTTACCCTGTCGCTCAAACGGGTGGATGAATCCCTGTCCGATATGTTCGGTGATCTCAGTGCGCAGCTGAATAATTTGCAGGATACGGCAACGTCTGCCTTAAGCGATATCAGTAAAACGGTGGGAGGGCTGCTGTCGTGAATTTCAGCTCTGAACTGCTTAACAAAGGCAACAAAACTCCCGCATTCAGCATCAGTATTGAGGGGAAGGATATCACCACTGTGCTGGATAACCGCCTGATGAGTCTGACGTTGACGGACAATCGGGGCTTTGAAGCAGACCAGATTGATCTGGAGCTGGACGACGCCGACGGAAAAATCGTGCTGCCGCGCCGTGGTGCGGTCATCACGCTGGCGCTGGGCTGGAAGGGGCAGCCGCTTTTCCCGAAAGGGGCATTCACGGTGGACGAGATTGAACACACCGGCGCACCGGATCGCCTGACTATCCGGGCGCGAAGTGCTGATTTTAGGGAAACGCTGAATACCCGCCGTGAAAAATCGTGGCACAAGACCACTGTCGGGGAACTGGTGAAGGAAATAGCCGCGCGTCATAAGCTGAAGATGGCACTGGGTAAAGACCTGTCGGATAAGCCCGTGGAGCATATAGACCAGACTAATGAGAGTGACGGCAGTTTTCTGATGCGGCTGGCGCGCCAGTACGGTGCCATCGCGTCGGTGAAAAATGGCAATCTGTTATTCATCCGGCAGGGACAGGGCAAAAGCGCCAGCGGTAAACCACTGCCGGTGATCTCAATCACACGTAAGGACGGCGACAGTCACCGCTTTACCCTGGCAGATCGCGGAGCCTACACGGGCGTAATTGCCAGTTGGTTGCATACCCGCGAACCCGCGAAGAAAGAAAGCACCACGGTGAAGCGTAAGCGCAGGACTAAGAAGCAGAAGAAAGAGCCGGAAGCGAAGCAGGGCGATTACCTGGTGGGTACGGATGAAAACGTGCTGGTACTTAATCGCACTTATGCCAACCGGAGCAACGCCGAACGGGCAGCGAAAATGCAGTGGGAACGCCTGCAACGCGGCGTTGCATCATTCTCGCTACAACTGGCGGAAGGGCGGGCAGATCTCTACACGGAAATGCCAGTGAAAGTCAGTGGCTTTAAACAGCCGATAGATGATGCGGAATGGACCATTACGACTCTGACGCATACCGTCAGCCCGGATAACGGTTTTACGACCAGTCTGGAGCTTGAAGTGAGGATTGATGATTTCGAAATGGAATGATTCTTCGCAATGGAGAACTTTTAAGTTTGCAAAATGGAATAATGCGGTATCATTATTGTGAATTTAGCAAAAATGGGGAGAACACGAAAAATGATGATTTGCCCACTGTGTGGAAGTGCCGCCCATACTCGCAGCAGTTTTCAGGTATCTTCATTGACCAAAGAGCGTTACAACCAGTGCCAGAACATTAACTGCAGCCATACTTTTGTTACCCATGAAACTTTTGTTCGTTCGATTGCAACGCCAAAAGAGTCAAATCCGGTTCAGCCGCATCCAATGAAATCAGGACAGGTGGCGCTCTCTCTTTGACGCTGCCGCCATTTTGTCGCCATCGTTAAAAAACAGTGCTTCTAACATCATGATTTTAAAAGGCATAAATTTCAGGCAACAAAAAACCCATCAACCTTGAACCGAAATGGCGGGGTTGATGGGCTCCACAAAATGGGGACATCAAAGAAAAGCAGTGGCACTAATTAAGACTGATGCCCTGCGGAAAAGTTCTGCGGTTGTGCAAAAAAATTTCATTTTCAGGGCAACTTCAGTTTTATCCTAATCCTGGCCATACCATGACGATGATTGTCCCTGCCAGCGTCAGCAGGACGTTGGCGATTGCGTAGGTGCCCGCATAGCCCAGCGCAGGGATGTTACTGCGAGCTGTATCACTGATGATCTCCATTGCCGGCGCGCAGGTGCGTGCGCCCATCATTGCGCCGAACAACAGTGCGCGGTTCATTCGCAATACATAAGCACCGAACAAGAAACAGATAACCACGGGCACAAGACTGACAATTAATCCGGCAATCAACATCTGACCGCCAATCGCGCCCAGGCCGTTATTAATACCGCTACCGGCGCTCAGACCAACGCCTGCCATAAACACCATCAAGCCGAACTCTTTCACCATGCTTAATGCACCTTGCGGAATGTAACCGAAGGTCGGGTGGTTAGCACGCATAAAGCCCAGCATAATTCCGGCGAATAACAACCCGGCAGCGTTCCCCATGCCGAAACTGAATGTGCTGAACTGGAAGGTGATCATCCCGATCATCAGCCCAATAACAAAGAAGGCGCAGAATGCCAGCAGGTCAGTGACCTGGCTGTGAATCGAGATAAAGCCGATGCGATCGGCGATGGTTTTTACGCGGCGGGCATCGCCGCTGACTTGTAAAACGTCACCTTTGTTAAGCACGACGTTGTCATCTATCGGCATCTCAATCTGGCTACGAATGACGCGGTTAAGGAAGCAACCGTGATCGGTCAACTTCAGTTGTGCGAGACGTTTACCTACAGCGTTATGGTTTTTAACGACCACTTCTTCAGTGACGATACGCATGTCGAGAAGGTCACGATCGAAAACTTCTTTACCGTTACGGAAGCTGGGATCGAGTCGGGCATGGGCGTCGGGATAGCCTACCAACGCTATTTCATCGCCCATTTGTAGCACGGCATCACCGTCTGGATTTGCCAGAATCCCGTTACGTCGAATACGTTCAATGTAGCAGCCGGTTTGTCGATAAATACCCAGTTCACGCAGATTTTTGCCGTCGGTCCAGGCCACCAGTTCCGGGCCGACGCGATAGGCGCGGATCACCGGTAAATAAACCTTACGGTTGGCATCAGTGTCCAGGCCACGTTCGCGGGCGATTTGCTGGGCGCTGGTCTGTAAGTCCTGATGCTGCAATTTCGGCAAGTAACGCGCACCAACAATCAAACTCACCAGACCGATTAAATAGGTTAAGGCATACCCGAGGCTCAGATTATCCAGTGCCAGTGAGAGCTGCCTGCTTTCCATGCCGGAATGACGCAGTGTATCGCCAGCACCGACCAGAACCGGTGTCGACGTCATAGAGCCTGCTAACATACCGGCCGTCAGGCCAATATCCCAGCCAAACAGCTTACCTAACCCTAAGGCGATCACCAGCGCACTGCCAACCATCACCAGTGCTAACATTAGGTAATTTTTCCCATCGCGAAAAAAAATGGAAAAAAAGTTCGGTCCGGCTTCGACCCCGACGCAGAAAATAAACAGCATAAAGCCAAGATTAAGCGCATCGGTGTTAATGCTGAAATGTTGTTGGCCTAATAACAGCGATACGACTAAAACGCCAATGGAATTACCCAGTTGGATCGAACCAAGTCGTAACTTTCCGAGACATAGCCCAAGCGCGAGGACCACAAATAATAACAGAATGTAATTCCCATTTAACAATTCGGCGACGTTTATATTCACGGAGGCTAACTTCTTGTTTACTAGTAAGCTGTTGAAAGAAATGGTAATTTACGATAATGTTTTTTACCAGAATTCAGGGCGCAGATTCATTCAGCGCACCTAAACGATAGTAAAGTAACAATATATTTTACTAGTGTAATCACATTAGGTATCAACGGCTATATGAATTGCGTTGGCCTATATTAGCATGGAATGCGAAGCGGCTTTATCTTACTGAACGCCACACTGGCGAAAAATGTGTTCGATAGACGCAGTGTCAGGAGGAACGAGTGAAACATAAACAACGTTGGGCGGGGGCAATCTGCTGTTTTGTCCTCTTCATTGTGGTGTGCCTTTTTCTGGCGACGCACATGAAAGGCGCTTTTCGGGCTGCCGGGCATCCTGAAATCGGCTTGCTATTTTTCATTCTTCCTGGAGCAGTCGCCAGCTTCTTTTCACAGCGTAGAGAAGTCCTGAAACCTCTGTTTGGCGCAATGCTGGCGGCACCCTGTTCGATGCTCATTATGCGGCTGTTTTTTTCACCGACGCGCTCATTCTGGCAAGAGCTGGCATGGTTACTAAGCGCGGTGTTCTGGTGTGCGCTGGGGGCACTGTGTTTCTTATTTATCAGTAGTTTGTTTAAACCACAGCACAGAAAAAATCAGTAAAGCCCTCAACGCGAGGGCTTGTCAGACGATCAGGCGTCCAGATTTTCTTTCACCCATGCAGCAAAATCGGTATAGCCGCCGATATGTTGCTGATCGACAAAAATCTGCGGCACGGTTTCTACGGGTTTACCTGCCTTTTGTTGTAGATCTTCTTTAGTGATCCCTTCCGCACGAATATCTACATACTGATACTGAAAATCATCGCGTTCATTGCTCAATTTCTCAGCCAGATCTTTTGCACGCACACAGTAAGGGCAACCCGAACGACCAAAAATAACGGTTTGCAT